ACCCAATACTTGCGGTTGACAACAACATTGTTGGCAGCGTCAATGTATTTGATGCACTGCTTGCGGCCGGTTGTTCCCGTGTGGTTTTCTCAGAGACCAGTGCAGTATATGAAAATTGTGAGATGCCGCCAGATGGTTATCATGAAGGACAAAGCGATCCTACCACTGTATATGCTACAACTAAGGCGTCGGTTGCACTGCTGGCCGAAAGTTATGCCCGCACCAAAGGATTGCGTTATACCGCATTGCGTTACTTTAACATTGCTGGTCCTATTCAAGACTATAAGCGTACCGTTCCTCCGTTGTTTGCTGGCTTTGCAATTCGTATGATGGGTGGGCAGCAACCCATCATCTTTGGTGATGGCAACCGCCGTCGTGACTTTATTCACGTCGACGATGTCAATGCGTTTCACATTCAATGCTTGACTGATGACCGTACCATCGGACAAACATATAATCTTGGCCGCGGTCAAAGTTGGAGCTTATTTGAAATTGGTGATGCTGTTGCGGACGTACTTAAAGCACGCGGTTACAATTTGCCGGATGTCGTGGAATATACAACCATGCCAGAAATTAACGGTGAAGCATTTGTTATCGCTGCGGATATTAGCAAGGCATACTCACTTGGTTGGTACCCAAAGAAAAATATTGCAACTGCACTTGATGATACTGTTGCCTACCTTGAAAAAGAAATTGAGCGAGGTAGTATTGATCCGCTAACCTATATGGTTGGCTTAAACACTGATAGCGTCAAGATTGGATAATATGAATATATACGTAGGAAAGATTGGCAAGAGTATACTATTCAATCGTGCATCATGGGGTAATATTGGTGGCGACTGTGAAGCGCCCAAGTATTATGAAAACTTGTTTGCACGCAACCCTAACATTACATTTTACTTGCTGGGCTGCAACGATTTTTCGCGCCTTAGCAGCAGTGAAAAGCAACGCATCAATGTGAATGGCAATGTAATTGACATTTGGGGTAAGGCCTTTGTGGATTGGAAAAAGAACAACCCAATGGATGGTCGCCTGCAAAACATGGAGTACCTTAAGGAATATGTTGCGCTCAATCACATAAAGTTTGATGCAGGCATACTGTTTGCAGGTCCAACTGGCACTGCTAATATTCCATTGAGAGTTACCAAAATGCGTAACCCAACAGAAATTGCTAGCCCACTTGAAATGTTGTGTAAGTATGTTGCGCCACTTATAAGTTGGATGAATGATAACCGACACATTCCATACATGTTGATTGTCAATGATCCTCGCTTTTGGTCTCCTAATGCACGTGATTGGATGCATCGCCCAAGTGCTGTATTATCACAATATGATGAAACTACGCGCGTAACTATTCGCCGTAGTTATACTGATAACACAACTGATGTTCACTCTATCCCTTGTACATACAGTGCAGTTGAAACGATATTCCTGATTGGCCAAGATAAAGAAAAACAGAGTGCAGAAAACGAAACGATTTCGCTTGATACATTTTTTGGCGAAGAGCCGCAGAGCAGCAGCGTTGGTGAAAAGGACATCAACTTTATGATTGTATTGAACGAAGGGCGCCCATCACGATACAACCTGCTAAAGCAAACCATTCTTAATGATGTAACTGATGTATCAATCTATGGCAAATGGGATGAGCGTACCATTGGAACCGATGCACGATTCAAAGGGAGCTTGCCATTCCATGAATTGCAAACCATGTTGCCTCGTGTAAAATATACATATTGCATTCCCATTAAAAAAGGATGGGTGACCATGAAGTTTTGGGAGATGGCACATTATGGAATTATACCATTCCTGCATCCAACATATGACGAACAGAACCATTTGAATGCACCACCATTCCTGCGCGTAAAGGACAGCAAAGACCTGTTCAATAAGATTGCATATCTTGAAAGCAATCCAGATGCAACCGCCAAGTTGCGAGCCACGCTTGATACCATGTTAAAACCAGAATACTATTCAGGTGAGCATTTGAATGCTGTTACACTAGCTGCATTGAATAAGATTACAGGCCCCAGTAAAGTCCTATAAATCAATCTATGCACAGCACACAAAAGAAATACACATACGCATCAATTGTACCACTTATTGGCGGTGAAAGTTTGGGTGTTCAGGAAGCATTAAATGGCCAATTGCCAGAATACGTATTATCATATAGCCCATTTGCAAACAATGATGTTCATTACATTGAATACATTCGCAATACCAAAGGGTGGGATGGTGACTATATTCACCTTGATAAACAACCTGACTATATTGCACAGTATGTTGATGTTGTAAATTCTACATGTCCTTGTGCTGGTTTAAGCAGCTTTAGCACCATAAGCAGCGCAGACAGCGCAATCAATGAATGGTTATACACTACAGCTGAATATGTACTTGACAAGGTGGCTCCTAAAGTATTTTGGGGTGAAAACGCACCACGTCTATACAGCAAGATGGGCAAACCGGTTGCTGATCGTTTGTTTGCAATTGGACAAAAGTATGGCTATAGTCTAAATCTTTATTATACTGAAAGCCGTTTGCATGGACTATCACAAAAGCGCGCGCGCACTTTTTACTTCTTCACCAAGAGTACTGCGGCTCCACTTTTTAATTGGTTTGCTGTTCCAGGTGAACCCATCGAAAACATTTTTAATATGGCATATGCTCCTGGTGATCCCATGAACATTTCCTGCAATGAAGAAGATCCCAATAAGAATGGATGGGCTGCATATGCAATGCACAAAACTGGCACCACAAACATTAAAGAGCTGTATGACAAGCTAGATACTACACAAAATCTTATTGCCTGGGCCGACGGCGGATTGGGCGACAATCTTACGGTTGTATCGGAATGGATGGATGCAAACGGCTACGCCAAAACTGCCAGCCGTGCTCGCGATATGGCTGCCAAACGTGCAAAGGGTATGGGTTACTGGGCCCATGGCATTACTATGGTCAAAGGTATTATTCCAAGTCTGATTGGTGCATTACCATTCTGGATGATTAATCCATTTACTCAAAGCTTTCCTACAGTGCGCGACTGTCTTCGTGTTATGAAGATGCCTGAAGACTTTAATCTTGCAAGTCTGTATCCATTTAGAACCAAGATTAACCACATCTGTCAAAATGTACCTGTAAGTACTGCGCGTGATATGATGCTTAATGTAATTAAATATCTTGATGGTGATGTGAGATGGAGTGAAAGCAACTATACCAAGCAAAGCAATAAAAACAAAACTGTTGAGTATCCTTCACGAGTAGAGGTAAACCATTCTCATAAACTTGACGAATTTTTTAGTTTACATTCTAAGAAAAACTTGTTATAATAATATCTCAACGAAATAATATATGTCATCTGTACTAGAAAAACTAAAAAAGAATTGCCGAATTAAAGAAGCCGACGTCTTGGCTGACAGCGATTTTTATGCTGAAAAAGACATCACCTCTACAAGTGTGCCTATGATTAACGTCGCGCTAAGCGGCAGTATTGACGGTGGTTTGACCAGTGGCCTTACCGTTCTTGCTGGACCATCAAAGCACTTCAAGACGAGTTTTGCATTGCTTATGGCTGGTGCATATCTTAAGAAACATAAAGATGCTTGTCTTATGTTTTATGATAGTGAATTTGGTAGTCCTCAGCAATACTTTGAAAGCTTTGGTATTGATACCAATCGAGTGCTGCATATTCCCATCAAAAATATTGAAGAACTTAAGTTTGATATTGTAAATCAACTTGAGCAGATGGAGCGCAAGGACAAAGTAATTATTGTTATTGATAGTGTTGGTAACCTTGCTTCCAAAAAAGAATTGGAAGATGCAATGAATGAAAAGAGCGTGGCCGACATGACTCGTGCTAAAGCGCTTAAAGGATTGTTCCGTATGGTTACGCCATACCTTACAATGAAAAACATTTGCTTGCTTGCAATCAACCATACCTATCAAGAAATTGGATTGTTCCCAAAAGCTATTGTTAGCGGTGGAACTGGCATCATGTATAGTGCGGACAATGTTTGGATTATTGGCCGCCAACAAGATAAAGATGGTACAGAAATTCAAGGTTATCACTTTGTAATCAATGTAGAAAAGAGTCGCTTTGTTAAAGAAAAAAGCAAAATTCCAATCAGCGTAAGCTGGGAAGGTGGCGTTCAAAAATGGAGCGGCCTATTGGACATTGCTATTCTTGGTGGTTATGTAGTCAAGCCAAAGAATGGTTGGTATCAAGCATGGGACGTTGCAAAGAATGTTGAATTGACTGGCAACCTGCGTGCTGCACAAACTATGACTAAAGAATTCTGGGAGACTGTATTTAAGAACACTGACTTTGCGGAATATCTAAAAAACAAGTATACCATCGGGCTGCGCGACATGATGAATGACGTTGAAGTTAATCTTGATCGTGTTCCTGAGAATGCAATCACCTTTGAAGAATCGCCTGAAGAACAAACACATGACTGAAGCAAAAGACTATATTTTTGTCGAAAACGAGTTGCACAGCGATCAATACTCGATAAAATTATTGTCTGGATGTTGGGCGGGTGTGGTCTATACATATGGACACACCCGCCTGGTTGAGGACAAAGAAGCTGATATCTTGAAGGTTTCATTTGTCTATAAGATTGAAAGCACTCCAGAAGGGCTGCACAAGGAATCACTAGATGAAGACATTGACTTTAAGAATCATATTGGAGACTTACTAAATCATCTATTATCACAAAGCGAATTTAAAATTGGAAACAACGATGCAAAAGAATCTTGAGGAAATAATCATTAAGAACCTGATACAAAATGAAATGTTTACGCGCAAAGCGCTTCCTCATTTAAAACCCGAATACTTTGAAGGGCAGCATAAAGTATTGTATGAGCTGATCTTGTCATTTATCAGCAAGTACAACAGGCTGCCAACCAGCAGTGTGCTAGACATTGAGTTTCAAAACAGCGATTACATTAATCGCAATGACCATCATGAAGTGTTGAGTAGCATTCGTGATATTGATAGTCCTGCAAGCGTTGACTATGATTGGTTGGTTGACAACACTGAAAAGTGGTGTAAGGACCGTGCTGTGCATCTTGCAATTATGGAGGCTGTTAGTATTATTGACGGGAAAAGCAAAGATTTAACCGAAGGCGCAATTCCAACCATTCTTAGCAATGCATTGAGTGTTACCTTTGATACCAATGTTGGGCATGACTATCTTGAGAATGCTGAAAGCCGCTATGACTTTTATCACAAGACCGAAGATAAGATTGCCTTTGACCTTGAAATGCTTAACGTCATTACAGGCGGAGGTATTCCTCGCAAGACTCTAAACATTATTCTTGCCGGCACAGGTTGCGGAAAAAGTTTGGGCATGTGTCATATGGCTAGTGCAGCTCTTGCAGAAGGGCGCAATGTATTGTATATCACAATGGAAATGGCTGAAGAAAAGATTGCTGAGCGTATTGATGCCAATCTTTTTGATGTGCGTATTGATCAGTTGAAGGACTTGACTAAAGCATCGTTCAATACAAAGGTTAAAGGTATTAGTGATAAAACCAAAGGCAAACTTGTTGTTAAGGAATATCCAACTGCAAGTGCACATGTCGGTCACTTCCGCGCATTGTTGCTTGAGCTTAAATTGAAAAAGAAATTTGAGCCAGACATCATTTATATTGACTATCTAAACATTTGTGCAAGTAGCCGTATGAAAGGATTGAGCGGAAGCATCAATACATATAGTCTTATTAAAAGTATTGCTGAAGAGATTCGTGGATTGGCTGTTGAATTTAATGTACCCATCTGGAGTGCAACTCAAGTTACACGTAGCGGCTTTGCCAACAGTGATATTGAAATTACCGATACAAGTGAAAGCTTTGGTCTTCCTGCAACAGCCGACTTGATGATTGCATTTATTCGTACAGAACAACTTGACAAGATGAATCAAATTATGGTTAAGCAACTCAAAAATCGTTACAATGATCCAACCGCAAACAAGCGATTTACTATTGGCGTTGATCTAGCAAAGATGCGACTGTATGATGTTAGTGATCCTACCGCAAACATTATGGCCGATGACTCTTCGCAATCCGCTCCACAAACTCCTTTTGCTGCTGGGCGAAGCGGAGCAGCACGAAGCAATAAGTTTGACGATTTTAAAATCTAACTTTATTATAAATAACATATATGTCAAACGTAATAAGTTTTAAAAGTTATTTGGCTGAGGCCATGTCAAACTCGTCAACCGATAAAGCGGCATTCCTAATTGCCAAATATCTCAAGAAGAAAACTGGTGTAATCCTGTTTCGTTATCCTGGTATTGAAGCATTTAAGAATGCTGATGGTGCAGGCTTTGGTTTACGTTTCTATTCCAACAAAAAGAACGTTTCATTGCGTTTCAACTGGAAAAGCGCAAGTCAGGCCGGATTTGTCAATCTTGCAAGTATTGATTACTGGAATGGTAAAGCACCGGCTCCATTCCATATTGAATTTAATCAAAGCGTAAGTATTGTTAGTGTGTTGCCAATTGTTGCTGATATGCTTAAAGATAACAGCATTGAATTGGGCACTGTTCGTACCATGCCTGATGATGTGCCACTCAACGAAGACCACAGTTATGATTTTTTAGCTGAGGCTGCAAACATGAGTGATATTCTTGATGACATTCTCGATATGGTAACTGAACCTTCTTTTGCAAAAGGCAAGGTGTATACCAAACACAAAGGTGCTGGTCAAAAGATTTTCAAT